GCGCAATCGCCTCACGCGCCTCTTGCGTTAGCTTGTTGGGCGTTCCTGCCGTGCGACCACCATACTTTGGTCTAGTTTTATTTACTTTAGATTCAGCAATCATATAAAACCCATTCTTTATGGTTTTTTTGCATTACGTTCTAAGATTGTCATGCTTTTTTCTTCGCCAGGGAACACAACAAAGTTGCGTGTGCCTTTTGCAACACTGCGTGACCCTGCATCTAAGTATTGAACACCTGGGATGCCCATCTCTTTCAATTGCTGCGCTACAGCAGCCGGTGAATCGTCTAGGCCCTTCATGCGTCTTTCAAACGCAATGGCTTTCAATGTTTGCTCACCAGTTCCAAAACTACCGCCTATTTCTTTCTGATATCGCAAAAGAATGTCTTGAACTGCTTTTGGCTGTTCGCTTAAATGCTTATCAAAATCCAGCATCTTTGCTATCTTCTCGTCCGGTAAGTCTACTTTGTACAGGTTGCCGGTGTTGCGAATTACGTTAGCGGTGTTTTCTATTTCTGCGGGCGGTAGACCAGCATCTTTTGCAAAAGCCCTGAACGCGCTTTCGCCACCATTTTTACGCCAATATTTGGCAACATCACCCAATGGCCCTTTTGCCGTTGAAAGTTGTTCAGCATAGCCTCGAGCAACATTAGGGCTTTCCGCAGTGTAAATGCCATGTCCAAAAGCCTGTGCGCCTTCACCTGTACCAATTTTGCTTGCGTCAAACTCGCCTAGCGGATTCTTTGGTGTAGGTGGAAATGTATGCGGGGAACCGTGATACACATCCAATGGCAGGATGCCGCCGGTGTTCACCATGTATTGCTCGGCAAGCTGTCCAGCTTTTGGCGCAACAAACCGGCCCGTTTCCACTGCGCCTTTGCCAACCATGCGGGCGGCTGGAGCCACCATAGGCGCAACCGTCAGCGCAGCACCAATGGTTTCGTCCTTTGGGCGGTAGGTCATGCCCTTGCCTGTTCCAATCGCATTGCCATAAGACAAGGCATCGGCGGTCTTTTGGACATCGCCAATCCCAAGCAAATCCAGCACTTTATTGCGATTTGCCGCTAAAAAGTCCATGCCAGGCACACCTAGGCGAGGCATCTCGGGCAGCTTATAGGCCATGCCCAACAAGTCGGCAACACCGCCCAACACCGGATTTCTTGGCGTGGGCTTTATTGTTCCGCTTAAAGCGGCAGCCAATTGTTGATTGTCAGCCATGCGTGTCTTTCATATGAATCAAGCCGTTAAGCATTCGGCTCTTGGTGTTCATCCACGGTTTACTGTAATCACAATTAGCGTAATGGTCAAATTCGGGAATTCCCAGCGTGTAGTGGGCAATCTTTGTTCGCAAATGGTCGTGTTCGCCCACCAGCACGTTCCATTCCCTTGGCAATTCGCCAATCAATGAGTCGGGCAACCATTGGAATCGGTGCAATTCTTCGCCGCTGGATTCCTCAATGAATTCCGGTGTCAGCACCTTGTTGCGGCTATGTTCACAGTTCCACAGCACCACGCTTGACCAGTTTTTCCTTGGATAGTCGCCATTTCGGGCTTCCATCGGTGTGCCAATGTACTTTCTTGGGTGTTTGGTCTGATAGTCGTGCTTGACCACTTGGACGGCATAGCGCGGGTCAAACAGGCTTTCTAGGTCTTCAATGTCTGCCAGCATGAGCATATCGCTGCCATCCAAAAAGATAGCCTTGCCTTGGTATCCGCACAGAAATGGGACTAGAAACCGCTGGTAAGTGAATGCGTTTGTACCGTCCCGCTGCTTGCCCGATAAGGGCGTGATGCTGACCAGCCCCTTAGTGCGCTCTATGACCGATTGGCAGAATACATGGTAGCCCACGGCTTCCCGAGGGTCGTATCCTGCAAATATGCGGATCATTTGAGGGTCAGTTTGTAAATAGTAGAGTCCACCAGCGCGGCGATTTCGTCCACGATGTTTTGCAATTGGCTGTCATCCGGCAGTGCCACGCGATTTTTCTCAATAAACGCTTTCATGCTTGCCATGTACTTTTGCGGGTCTTTGGCATTGTGGAAGTTTTCGGGGTAATCCTTAATCTTTTCATACCCGCCGTTGTATGCCTCGGCAAACTGGTCGGTCAGTTCCACAATCTCGGTGTAATACGCGCCCAATGCCATGTGCACCGCAAAGCTGTCGGTTGACAAATGCATGAAATGGGTGACCGTGCCGCTGTGCAGCATGGTTGAAATGAAATCCGCAACATTCTTTTTCATAGCGCCACCTCTAAAACCCCATTGTAAGGCAATGGAACGTCTTTAGGCCATTGTCCGGTGCTTGTCAATGCGTCCACCGTCTTTTGGTGCGCTTGATTCCATAGCTGCTGGCGCTCATTCTTGTCCAAATTTGCGCCTTGGTCAATCTCATAGTGGCAATGTAAGCACAGCGCAGCCACCAAATTATCGTCGGCCTTGATGCCCCGACCCTTGCCGCCGCCCCAATTTGTGTGTGCGGCCTGCACCATTTGCCCCGATCCGCAGCATTGGCAATCAAGGCTTGCCACTAATTTCAGCAGCTTTTTGCTTCTGACGTACTCGTGTTTTTGTAGCAATTACAGTCTCCAAAGTGGTGAATCGATGCATATTGGCGCACTCTATCCGGCGGCGGCGGCTGTTGTTTTCATCTGCGCGGGTTTCTTTAACCACAGTCCATGCGCCACATTCGGGGCACTTCATTCGTCTACAAAAGCGCGGAATTTCACGCCCTGTTGTGTGCCAAAGGCTGTGGATAACTCAATCAGTTCGGTCATTTCCGGCACGGTCATTTTGCTAGTACGCGCACCAATTACGACAAAGCCGCCTTCAATGCCAGGCACAACCTTTTGTTTTTTAAGCGCAGCGGTCAAAACGTCTTTCCATTCGTCTTTTGTCAGCTTAACACCGTACCACACAACTTGCTGGGCAATGTCTTCAAGATTTGCCCACATCATGCGGTTTTGGTTAAGGCTTCTCATCTACGCACCTAATCATGTCTAAAGCCGCCTGTGGGCTGTCAACCCTGCATAACGTACCACCGGCCCAATTTTGGAAAAAGTCGGCTTGTAGGCCCGTAAAACGCGCTTTACTGTTGGTTTTGACTTCCATCAAAAATGTGTGCCCTTTGTATCCAACCAAAAGATCAACCGGTAAGCCAATGATGTAAACCCATGCGCCAGCATTTCGCAATGCGGCACAAATTTCGGCTTGATTTGCGTCAACCCTTGCGGCGTGTCTCATGCATTGCCCCATTGATCAGCCATAGCAACCGCAATGCCTTTGTAGGTTGTGCTTCGTAGTTTCCAGCGGTCAGGGCTGGGCGGCAACTTGTGAATCCGCGCCTCTCTGCCGTCCACAATGTCTGTCGGCATTAGCTTTGGCAAATTTTTGAGCCATAAGCACGTTGCTTTGGTTTCTCCATGTCCAAATTGCCACGGCTGAATGATTTGGTCAGGCTTGCGAATGCGTGAAGAAATAACGCTGATTGGGTTTTCCAAGGCAATGCGTGAAATTGGTGCGTCCATCAACAATTGCACAAATGCCAAGGCTTCGGCTTGTTCTGCCGTTTTTTTGTAAAACCATTTTGCACCGGATACAGCCAAATGGGTACATGGCGGGTGGGCAATCATCAAATCCCATCCATCACCAATGATGTCTAACACGCTGCCTTGATAGTGCGGTCCAGGCGCATCAGTAGGCAACAAATCACATGACATTGCATTGTGGCCTTTGGCAATAAATGCGTTTCGCACCGTTCCGCTGTATTCGCAAGCTACTAAAACTCTCATTTTTTCACCTTTGCAATCAGTTCGGCAATCCTGGCCTTGTTCTTTGCCCGCTGTTCGGCGGTCAGTTCGTTGCCCAATCGCAAGACCGGCGGCTCAACATAGCTGCGGCGCAACAAATTGATCCATTGCGGCAGCGTAGGCGGGTCTTCCGGCAAGTTCTCTAGCGCCCGCTTAATCGTTGCCGCGCTGAAACCCGCCATCTTGTCAGCCCAATGATTCATGGCGTTCATCACACCGGCATCCGACCCGTCCGGCAACGTCTGACCGGTCTTCCACATATTCATAAATCGAGTCCCGTAATGGCCTTGCAGGGCCGCGAACAGCCGCTGAATCCAGCCATCAGGTAATTTTGAGGACATTGAAGTTCCTTTCGTCACCAAAGATGGCCCTAGCTGCGCCCATGTTCTTGTCTTGCTGTGATGGTTGAGACTGCATCCATTCGGCCTTAAAGCCCGTCCAGCCCCTCGCACAACAAATTGACAATGCCGTCTGTAGGCTTACCGCAGCTTTGTCTGCTTCGCGCTGTATGCCGTCTATGGCTGTTTGGGTAACCGCCGCCTTTTTTGCTTTCCTTAATTTCAACCAATCCTGCCAAACCATTTCCGTCACGCCCTCGGGCGGGGCGACTGTATTCTTTTGTATTGTTGAAGGTTTAGATGATGGTGAAGGTGAAGGTGAAGGTGATGTGCCATCTGCCGAGCATTGCTCGGGCATTGCTTGTAGCATGCTTGGAGCATTATTTTTGTTCCATCTAGCGTTCGCTCCAGCCTTTCCCCTCTTGGAATTGGATTGCTTGTTGTGATTTGCTTTCTGCATTTCACTCTCAACTCGCGTCTGCACCCAATGCCCGCTAGATAATTGGAAAAATCCTTCAAGCATGCTACGAGCATTGCTCCAAGCATCGGGTGATAGCCTAGTGATTTGCGCTAAAACCGCATCGTTATCAGGTGGAGCGCCATTTTTCCAATAGTCCATAAGCAGCAATAGGTAAGCCCCATGCTGCTCTGTAGTCAATCGGGAAGTAGCGGAAAGATAGTCTGCCACATACAGCGGCATCCAAATATCGACTTTATTAGCCATTTCAACCTCACATCGTCGGTTCGCATCACTGAAAGAGACATCGGCAGGACGGTGATGAATCGTCTTTTCCCCCGCTAAAGGTAGCCG